TAGCACCACCAAGGAAGCTACCTACAACAGGAATCTTGCTGACTGCTGAGGCAGCGGTGTGCATGAAGCCGGGCTCAAGACTATTGGTAGCTGAGGCAGCACCAGAGGCAGCGCCAGCGTACTTATCAAGGCCACTACTCTTCATCATAGAAGCGAGAGCCTTGTTGAATGCAGCGACAGTAGAAGTAGCAGCAGTCAGTCCCTTGTTGAATCCTGCTGACTGGTCGGAGGTACGAGCAGCATTAGGAGCTAGAGCAGCCTGCATCTTCTGAATGTCAGGGATCTTGAAGCCAGCACCCTCTAGTTGTTTCTTGGCTGCGTCAGTACCAGGCCCGGTCTTCTCTACAGCACTGAAGGCGTTCTGAATCTTGCCAGGTGACCATCCCTTTAGCGACAGCTTGTGCTCAGCCTCCATTGTGGAGATGTCTGCCTGAGCAAACTGAGCATTGCCACCAGCTAGTGTGCTAAGAACGTCCTCGTATCCCTTAGCGCCCTGACGCATAGAGCTAGCGTACTGACCAACAGAAGCCCTGGCCAGGTTGACGTGTGGGTTCTGGTTGAAGCTGTTGAACACCTGTGCTTGGCTAAGAGCCTTGCCGCCGCCCATACTCAAGGGTGTCTGCATACCCATCAGACGCATACGCCATGAAGTCATAGGCGAGAACAGAGCAGCGTTAGCGCTGGCTGCGGCAGCACCAGACATGCCGGGGTTGGTTAGGGCTGTACCAGCAGCACCACCATACATAGAGCGGCTAAGGGCGTTAGTACCAGGGCCACCCATGCCAGCTATAGGAGAACCAGAAGCCTGAGCGATAGTAGAGCCCATAGCAAGAGCATCGGGTAGGCTTTGCGCCATGTTAAGATAACCGGAGCCGCCAGAACCAAGCAGACTACTACCAATCTTCTGTTGACTCTGGTTACTCATGTACGAGCCCGTAGTCTCGTAGCTGTTAAGGGCTACCTGATTAGGCAGAGCTTTGTTCGCGCTGTTAGCAAAGGCACCGAACACACCAGCAGCCCCGCCACCGCCAATAGCAGCGCCCAGCATGTTAGAGCTACCGTTGTTGCTGAAGCCTCCACCGCCACCAGCAGACGGGCCTCCTCCACCACCACTAGACCCATTAGCCCCTCCACCCATAGGCTGAGGCTGGCTGAAGACAGGGCCTTGACCGCTGTTGGAGCCCATCTGACCTAGATTAGGCAGAGGCATTGACTGCCCACCGTTAACTCCACCCATCATCTGATGGATAGAATTGCCCATGCCTGTAGCAGTCTGAGATGTGGGACCTTGCTTAGAGAAGGTGGCACTACCACCCATTGACTTGATCTGGTCGGCCAGATCATCCATCGCCTTAGTGTTACTGTCGATTGACTTCTGAAGGTTAGCACCACCGAGGAGAGACCCGGCGACCGCAGGATTGAACGACGACTCGCTAGGGCCGTTGTTGTTTCCTAGGTCGCCCCCATCGGGGGCCATTTCATCAGGCAAGACAAACTCCCAGTAACACTAAGGGACGGACATTAAAGCATTACGTGGGAACCGAAAGCCTAGTACGAGTAATTGAGCCGAACCAATGCGCCGAATGTTATTGCTGTTGCGAAGCTTGCTCCGCTCTCCTATTGTACCATTTCACATAGAACTTACGCTTGGTGTATGGTATTGACTCGATGTCAGAGGGCGACCATGTTGTGTGGATAGCCAGGGTCATATAGTCCTGCATCAAGTCATAGTAATTAAAGGTCAGGAAACAGGTCACCGATGCCCACGGCTACGGTGACCTCCTTGTTACAGGTGTCGTGAGTGAACTTGATCTCCCCGAACCTAGGACCAGGCTGGCGCTTGGCTAGTTCCTTCAAGACCTTGGAGCGGTCAGCCAGGCCAAGACCTGTAGCTATACCATGAGCGAAGCCAGCAGCACCATTAACCGTGCCATTCTGTTCCTGAATGCTGATGATGGTACGGGCTAGCAGAATGGTGTCACGTTCCTTGATGTTCAGCTTGGTGTTCTCGAACACAGCCAACTGGTCAGCACCAGTAGCAAGAGCTACCTTAGCTATCCTCTGCTTGCGCAGTGATACCTCAAACTCACAATCAGCAGGACTATCAAGCTCACGAACAGGCACATCTTCTGTACCTATTGACAGTTCGGTAGTGGTCTGGCACTCAGGGCACATCCATTCCCCGATGTCAATTGTGTCACCGTAGGTGATCTTACGGATACCCAGGATCAGGGCATCGCGGTCACCCACCAGGAGCTTCTTTAGTAGTTCCTTTGTCTTGTTCCTAGGCTGGTCACCTATTGATACCACACCACACTCAAGCAGGACGTTAAGGAAGTGGAACGGATTCAGGCTGATAGAGGCACGTGCTATCGCCTCTTCATCTGCGCCTGTTAGTTCCTTTACACGCCCGTGCTTGATGACTGTGCCATCACTCAGGACTAAGCCACCAGGGAAGGTAACCAGATCACTCTCAAGTGGGTCTGGTTGTGGCCAGTCTGAGCCATTGGCACCTAGTAGTGCGGCAGCGATGGCATCGTTCGCAGCGCCAGGGTTGTTCTCAGCGCTTTGAAAGCCTTCGTCTACTTCAGGTAGGATGTCTCCTATTGATGGCATATTGTGCTCCGAATGTTGTTACTTAGGTTACGTTAGAAGGAAGCCTCAGAACCGTCAGCCTGACCAGAAGCTAGCTTGAAGTCAAATCCCTCATGAGCCAATGATAGCTGAGAAATAAGCAAAGCATTAGCGCCAGCGTCAAGGTCACTCCAAGATACAGCAGTAGGCCATGCGTTGAACACGCGGAACCAAGCCTTAACTGGAACGGTCGGAGTAGTTACAGGGTGGGCTAGCACCTGAATGTCTACGGTATCGCGGAAGTCAGTGCCAGGTCCCTGGTTACCAGTACCCTGCATAACCTGGAATAGCTGGCGTAGCCAGTCAACGTCCTGCTGACGGCCACAAACTACACCGTGAGATAGGACAATAGGACTGAAGTCAGCCTGTCCGGGCATCTTCTGCGTAGTCGTGTTGAAGCCACCCTCACGGTACGCAATCACGTCAATCTGGACGTTTAAGCCCTGGACATTCATGAAGCCCATGTTGATCACGTTGCCTGAGTGAGGCGTAATGACAACCTTGAACTTAAAGTTACGCAACGGGTCTGTCGTGATCGACGCCAGACTGTTGGTCTGTGTTACTGCCATTTGAATACTCCCTGATTATTGAATTGGGCCAGTTGCTGCCCTGCTGGTTACGGTAGTAGCACCGTTAACCTGCTGGATGTTGATAAGGATGTACTCGGCAGGACTACCAAGTGCCACGGCGATAGTGATGTTCACAATGCCTGACTGTGCTGTAGACGCTGTGTTGTTTGTCTGATCACACGTCACAACGTAAGCTTGCGATACGTTGTTGGTTGAGAACAGACCAGCTAGTGTCTGCACATTGAAGTAGTTGTTAAGTACTGTGCTGATAGCAGCCCACAGAGGAGGACCGTTAGGGCTGAACAGGAATGGCTGTACCAGAAGCACAGCGTCATGCTCAACCTTCATTAGCACACGGCGTACAGCTACATACATGCTTGGGAAACCAAACTGCAATGTACGAGCGCCGAAGACACAGAACCCGTTACCAGGCACGTTCTTGATGGCGTTAACGTTGTTTACAGCCAGGGTGTCCAGGTCACTAGGCATGAACTGAGCCTCTAGACCTACACAAGCAATCTTACCGTAGCTAGTACCAGCAGTTGACTGCTGAACACCTACTAGTGCGTCAGTCTGGCACATTGTTCCAAGAATGGATGCGCAAGGACCAACGTAACGAGTAGCACCAAGGCTGGTGCTGCTTGGGTCCTGAATCAGTAGGTACGGAGCGTACACCGCTACGAATGAGCTAGGTGAGATCGACGCACCACCTGACACTAGATTCACGTAGTTGTTTACAACTACGGTAGATGTCTCTGGGAAGCTAGGAGTAGGACCATCTGCCAGAACGAATACATCCTCACGACCAGCGGCCCAGTTAACGACAGTGTTAATGTCGGCTGCTAGCTGCTGACCAGGCAGGTTGATGTTTAGAATCTGCTGCTGTACGTACTGGTCGAACTGCTGTGTAACAGTCAGGCCAAGGCTAGGAGCAGAGCTACCGTCAGTACCGGAGGCTAGCTGAGCAGGGCTGGCAATAGGACCGAAGTCAGTAGACCCGGCCAGGTAAGCACCACCGTGGTAAGCCAGCGTTACGTTAACGTAGTTAGAACCAGCACCAGCAGGGCTGTTGATGATGTTCGGTGCGTAACGCGGGTCGTTAGGGTTAGCAGATACGTTCAGCCATTGCTCAACGATGTTAACCTGTGCTGTACCACCGTTGTAGATGATGACGTTAACGTGTCCAGTAGACACCGCAGTCATACCTACGTAGATGTTGTTGCCCCAGACACCCTTGTTAGCAGCAGTCCAGGTAGCTAGTGGCTGGCCACCGCCACCCTCGATGTCGTTAGTAACGACAGAAGCAGCAACGGCGTCGGTGTTGGCTACACGCAGTACCCAGCAGCCAGTACCACCATTGGCGAAGTAACTGTATACCGCGAAGTGCAGTGGGTTACCGTTCGACACGTTGAAGTTACCGTATAGCTGAACGAATGTCTGCCACGAGTTGACAAAGGTTGGGATGGTCGGCCCGTAGTTGAAGGTATTAGCGAAGGCAGCAGTTGCCTGACCAGCAATACCATTGACGCTCTGAGACAGAGGAGTCAGGGTCTCGCTCGTCTGAATCTGTGGGCGTAATAGCTGTGATGATGTCATTTGGTGTTACTCCTTGGTGTAACGGCACGGTGTGGCGTAGGTCGGCGCGGTCTGAAAGTCGGAAGCGGCTGAATGATTCCCTCTGGGTATGCACCCACAGGGGCAGACGGTGCTTCTACCTGCCAGAACGTTGAAGGCCCGGTTGTGATTACTCCGAAGTTAGCGGATACAAGCTCGGTGGTGAGGTCATGTACATCGCTATAACACCCAAGATCAATATCAATCTGTGTAGCGATACCGCCTCCGGTAGCGTTCACAAATGATGGTGTTAGAATAAGCTCCGACTCCACACGCACCCTGTAGATGGCGCGAAGAAGACGCTTATCATTGTTGTCCTTACCATATTCTATCTCAGGTCCACCGATAAGGAACATCTTACGCTGCGTTCCATCCTGAGGGATGTTAAGGTACCCGAAATGGTAAGGAATATATGGTGACGTTGCAAGCCTAGCCATTATGTTCTGTAGGTGGCCAGGCATCTTACGTGCATACACAGTGATTGTGTAGTCAAAGTTATATGGTGTGGGGAACCATGCGTAGTAAGGGCTGTTGTCTACTAGCCCTACGTGTCCTGTGTTCGGAGGGTTCCATGAGACATTACCTATGGTGCCAGGTGTGCCTGACCACCAGGGAGGCTCACTAACCCATACCCCAGGCGATGTCTCAACCTCAGGCGCATAGGGTAGCTGTACGTAGCCAGCGTGCTCACGCTCAGGAGCAGGGAAGAGCCCCTGATGCTCGATGATAATGCAGGGGTAGGTCAGGCTAGCTAGCTCGTCCTCAGGCAGGCGATAGCGCACTGGTACTGGGCGGCTAGGGTTATTGGCGTCTTGTACAGTGATTCCCTGAAGCTTATACTTCAGTGCAGCGTCCTCATTATTGATCCAAGGCATCAGTCATCACCCTTTAAGGGCAGCCCCAAATAAGGGGTAAGAAAAGACGACATGACTTACCTTCAGATGATCAATATGAGCAATTGTACTTCGCTCTTACAGTATAGATCATGCAGGTATAGGAATAAGTTCCAAGGTCGAACCGATGACTGTCAGGGTGCCGCCTGTAGTAGCAAACTGTAGGTTAACTGAGCCATTAGCGGAGACAGTTACCGTGCCCTTAATCTCTAGGATGAACTGACCTGATGGTGTGTAACCATCACAGTCATGCAGCGTGCCATAAGTAATGACACCTGTGTTCAGGGACAACAATCCAGTTGGCGTGATGATTGTAAGGCTCAGGTTAGAGGAGCTACATGTCGCCCCGCCAAGACCGTGCTTGAAGTGCTTGGTAATGTCACTACCGTTGCAGAGAGCCCAGCCCTTCACGTGGTAGGTGTAGCCCTTGTATACCTGCTGACTACAGCTAGTCTGAGCGGTAGACAAGGTGGTAACTAGTGTGCCAGCAGCTACTAGCAAGCCATTCTGGTCGTTGTTAGATGTGGTCCAGACAATAGGTGTAGGAGCAGAGCTTACCCATACCTGAGTGAATGATTGACCAATAGCAGGGTTGTTGAAGTTGCAGCCTGTGAACACAACCTGATTCCAGTTGTATCCGTAGATACCTGTGTTCGCAAAGGCAGTGGCATTACATAGGTTGACCAGGATGTTGGTGTGGAACAGAGCCGCGCTGTCGATGAAGCCAATAGTTCCGATCAGGGAGTGCCATGCGCTGAAGGTGCCCTGACTGTCAGAGCTAGTAAGGCCGCTGTGTGTCACGTTGATGATGTTGATGTTACTGCACATCTGGTGGTTGTAGTCACCCGCCACCAGGCCACTGATGTTAGTAGCATGGGTCTGCTCTACACGCCAGCAAGGGTTAAGGGCACCAGCACGTGTGCAAGTAGGAGCGGTAGCAGTCAGGGTCACGCCGTAGGCAGTAACGTTAGTGCATCCGAAGAACTGACCGTAAGGGCTGTTGCCATTAGCAACCTGATTCAGGATGGTGTTCTCAATGATCACCTGTCCCGCGTTAACGAATGAGAAGATAGTGTTAGTAGATGTCTGGTTGGTAGAGCCAACAGCGTCCCACTCACCGCCCATGATAGTGAAGTTACCAGTAGAAGCAGACACACCAGGCGCATAGTTCTGAAGCATAACCGTAGGGGCAGAGACAGGGCTGATACGCTGCATGATAGCGCCAGGAGCCAGTAGAAGCAGCGTGCCGTTACCAATTACTAATGGAGACCCTAGTCCGTAGCGACCAGCAGGTACCCATACAACACCAGACCCAGCGGCAGAGGCAGCAGCCAAGGCAGCGTTAATAGCTGTGGAATCGTCTACTGTGCCACTACCTGTAGCGCCAAATGAACTGTTCCTAACGTCGTACCAGTTGTTAGTACCACCAGCAGAAGGCAGAAGGCCAGCAGGGATGTGTCCTGTACCATCACACTTGACGTAGCCATTGGCAGCGTTGGTACCTGTAGTAATAGGCAGAACCAGGCCAGTAGCAAAGGCACGATCACCATGAGGGTCAGCAGGGTTGTTGATCAGGTGGTTAGCCAGGCTGTTAGCTACCGTAGCAGCGGCAGCCTCATCAGCAGTAATCTGTGCGGTAAGAGGAGTACCCCAGTTCACCTGTCCATTAGTGGGTAAAGCCATTACTGGGTTCCAATCGTCTTGCCGAAGTAGTCGGTCTCAGTGAAGTCCTGAGCGCCACCCTCTGACCAGGCAGAGAATACCGGGTCATCGACTAGCTCATCTGGCTTCATCTGCTGACCATGCAGGGCGATGATAATGTCTCGCTGCTGGATCTGTCCGCGTACTAGTAGCTGAGTGATACGGAAGACCTTGCGGTCGTACAGCACCCTGTCATCCAGGTACGTACCATTCTCAATGTCAGCCATTCGCAGGCCAGCACCAGTAAAGGCCATGAAGCTGATAGTTGCATCAAGTGCATCGTTGTAGTACAGACCATACTGTCCATACTCGTTTTCGCCCTCAATGTGAATGACATGCATACAGGGCACGTTAATAGGCGGGAAGTACGCACGCCCACCAGTAACGCTAGCCTCGTCGTACACAGGATCAGTTACAGAGGCAGAGGGGTTGAACTTGTAGTACAAGAGGGTGTCACCGTATACGGTGCGCCATCCTTCTAGACCGTGGAATATCTTTCCGGTCTCCCAGTCACTATTGAAGCGCCCGCGCTTCCAGTCTAACTTACTCATTAGTCCCAGCGGCTTACGTTTCCTAGCCCGCCAGTGAACTGGACAGGCTGAATGTTGGCATCGCCAGCGTTGGGGTTAGCTGGTGATGTAGGACTTGAACCATAGTGCGACTGGTACTGAGTCTCGGACCAGTCCCCGCCGTTCGCTGGGTTCCATTGTTCTGACGGCTGACGATGCTTGCCCATGTACCCGCCTTGCGCAGCATCAGGCGTGCCAACAGTGCCAGACTGCGG